AATCTAAATTACATGATATTAATCTTTATAATAGATTAATCAATCATAATTTTAGTAAAGAAAGTTTTTTAGTTGATAGAACCCAATCTATACCACATTTTTTGGATATAGATTATTCATATGCTCCAATACCATCAAATTCAAATTTTAATTTAAATTTAAATACTATTGTAAAAAATAGATGTATTGAATTACTTTCTATGGGTAAACAAATAAATGTTGCTTGGAGTGGAGGTATTGATAGCACATTTGTTTTATTATCATTACATCATTATGCTGATGATCCAGATCAAGTAAGAGTCTATGGAACATATAATTCTATTATAGAATCTGGTGATCTATTTGATAGATTTATCAAAAACAAGATGCATTATTCTATAAGGGTGAATAGTTCTATTGAAAATAACTTTATACAAGAAGATTGTATCTATGTTACAGGTAATATGGCAAACCAATTATTTGTTCCAGGATTAACTTACAATAAATCTAGAGATGTTTTATTAGACTTTAAAGATAAATTTACAGCGGTTCATGATAGATATAATGAAAACTTATTACGAATGGCAGATCTTTCATACAAAGATGTTTTAACTGATGAATGTTTAGAATTTATTACACCATCAATTTTAAACAGTCCAAGATCTATTAATACTTTACAGGATTTAAGATGGTATATACTATTTAATTATAAGTGGTATGATGTATTAACATCATGGTTGATTTGTTTGGACAAAAATAGATGTAACAGAATTCATGCGTTTTTTAATACCGATGAATTTCAACTCTGGTCAATACATAATAAAGAACCGATTACTAAAGTTGGTGATTACAGTGATGAACGCTGGCAGTTAAAAGAAGCCATAAGTAATTATATTGGAGATTCCAGTTACTGCATTAATAAGAAAAAGGTAACATCTGTTCTTTCTACAATACCAAATAATTGGTTATACTTGTTGAATGACTATAATAATGTTTTTATAAGGAATGAATATGGAAATGACTGATTTTACTGATTTACAAGATGTGAAAAAAATGAAAGCTGATGGTAGTATCACTACTATCAAACCTACACAAGAAGAAACATGTCATATGCTTTGGCCAACGCCAGTTATAACAGCATACCCATTCACAAAAGAGTTTATAGACGAATTACGAGAAGATGTTCAGTATCTTTTAAAACCTGGAGCGCCAGGAAGATACAATCATACTGATTTATGGTCTTTACCAGATTTACCAAAAACTATGGTAGCTGTTAAAGAAAAGAAATTAGAATTGATGGAACGATATTATCGTCCTCTTGCAGAAATGCCTCTGCCATTATTTTCTGCATCTAAAGGATATTTTAGAATGTCTGAGGGTAATGGTATTTACAGAATAACTCCACATAAACACGGTAATACTATCGGTGTTGGTATGTTGTATGTAACTACCGATAAAAATAATCCAGGTAATCTTGTGATGATGGATCCAAGAGGTGGAATCAATTGGACAAACCAGTTCACAGCATTTAAAAAGATTAGAGTTGAAGAAGGATTGATGCTTATACATCCAGGTTATCTTTTACATTTCGTTGAACCATCTAATCCAGATATGGGAATGCATTATAATGATAGATTAGCTATCGTCACATCATTACATCGAACACAAGAAGGGTTTTTACAAGTTCTAAAAGAACGAGATGAATATCTTTCCCAAATTGGATCTGGTGGTGGAGAAGCCTAAGTGCGTATTTTAATTAGTCAGAGAGATGTTAGAATTCCACCAAGTAATTTTCTTTTTGATGCTCTAGAAAGAAGTTGGAATGTTTTCTTATCGAAACATTATTTGATTCCAGTACCAAATCTAGGAAGAATAGATACTTCTGTTGATTTTGATTGTTTAGTTCTAACTGGTGGACCAGATAGCATAGAACGACATCTTACGGAAGATCTATTGTTTAAACATGCAGAAAAACTAGGTAAACCGATTATTGGTTTTTGCCATGGCGCATTCGCTGTTAATGATTTAACAGGCGGAACCAATGGTATTATAGATAATCATGTCCATACTGAACATTATGTTTATATGGATGGTAAGAATCAGTTAGTTAACAGTTTTCATGGGCAATCTATAGAAACTATTGGTCAAGATATGGAAGTTATTGCTTTATCGGGCGACGATAGCATTGAAGCAATTAAGCATAAATATAAACCCATATACGGAATTGTATGGCATCCTGAAAGAATGAAAGAACCAGTGTTGCCAAACGATGTGAGAAGTATTTTGTTATAACACACAGTATTGACGGACGATTAGTGCCAATATACTTTTTAACTACAAATTAAAAGGTAATTTAAAATGAAAAAACTACTAGTAGCTATGCTACTCATCCCCACCCTTGCATTCGCATGGGAACCAACCAAACCTATTACTGCAATCGTTGGATATGGTCCAGGTTCTGGTAACGAAATCTCTTTTAGAGGTGTCGCTGCAGAAGTGGAGAAATCAAATCCAAAGATTAACATTTTGATAAAAAATGTTCCTGGAGCAGATGGTGTCTTAGCTGCAAATGAATTAACTAAATCACAGCCAGATGGATATACAATTCATATTAGTGGCAACCTTAGCACATATGTCACTAATGAAGCGTTTGATCAGCACGCTATTCGTTATAAGTTTGAAGATCTTTATCCTATTATGAGTATTGCTACTTCTCCACAGGTTATTGTTGCTAGAACCAGTAGCAAAGTAAACACCGCCAAAGAATTTATCAAGTATATTCAGAAACCAGACCAGCCTGTTAATATTGCTTATGGCAGTAATGTTCAGTTACTAATCTACAATCTTGTTATGAATAAAGCAGGTGGTGATAGAGATAAGGTTAAACAAATTGGATACAAAGGTCCAATGCAAGCATTAATGGATGTTGTTGGTGGACATACTGAATTTGGTATGATGCCACTTGCTGTTGCTGCTCCGCAGATTAATGCAGGTAAGGTTAAGTTAATTGCCGTGACTGGTGATAAACGCCATCCTGCTTATCCAAATGTCCCAAAGATTGCTGAGTATCTTCCAGGAGTTGAAGTTATGGCTATGTGGAATGTAACTGTTCCAAAAGACACTCCGAAAGAAATTGTTGATTGGTATGTTTCTACTTTCTCAACTGCAATGAAGAGTGAATCAGTTAAGAAGTATTTTGCAGATAACTATATGACTGTTGCTCCAGATTTGAATCCAGTAGATGCAAAAAAGGTGATTGAAGATCTTAGAAGTAGATATTTGCCAACAGCGTTAGTAATTAAGAAGCAACTCGATAAATAGATTTGCTTTGTAAGAATATATAATGTATAATAGTGATATGGTTGTGTGAAGCAACTAGAAAAGTGTTCTGGACGGGAGTTCGATTCTCCCCACCTCCACCAAAAGCATACTATTGCAGACCCTAACGAAGGCACTTGATTAAATCAAGAATAGTATGTTTCTGATGGGGGTGACTAGGTTTCGACAGGGCAACAAGTACAGAAGTGGACAACTTGTCAGAGAAGACATAAAAACTAAATCAAGTAAATGCAAATGACTCTGTCTACGCATTAGCAGCCTAAACGCTGCTTAGGGTTTCGGTAGGTTTCCTCGTAACAGAATAACCTACCATTTTTGGTATTGTGGACAAAAAGTGCCGATATACTATCGTTAACTTTTTAAAAGGAAATATAAAAACTTATGAAATTTAAAATGACTCTTTTGGCAACTTTGTTTGCTTTTGCTGGTGTTGCTTCTGCGCAATCTTCTGTAACGGTAACTTATGGCATTCAAGATTTGGTGCCAAGTAATGTCCAAAACCATGTAGTTAATTTTTCTGCGAAGACCGCAGTTACTAAAGGCATCTCAGTTGACGCTGGTATTTATACTACTACTGCTGATGTAGCAAACACAATTACTAATCGTTATGAGGTAGGTGTCGGTGGTGGTTTTAGTATCAATCCTGCAGTAACTACTGATCTTCGTGTTGCTACTGGTATTAAAGCAAAATCAGGCTCACAAGACTTTTCATACTACTCTGTAGAACCTGGAGTTAATGCAAAGTTTGGTGATGTTACTGCTCGTGTAGCATATCGTTATCGTGATGCGTTTAATGATGCTAACCCAGATCGTTCAAACACAATGCGTTATAGTGTTGGATATGCAGTGACTAAGAAAGATTCTATCAGAATTGGTTATGATGTATTGCGTGGTGATGGCGCTAACAACACAACTACTGTCGCATATACTCGCTCGTTTTAATTTTTGAGAGTTGGTGGTCTCTTTAAAACCACTAAGAATTAGTGAAGTCTTTGCTCGATGTTAGCAACCGATGCCCAATTTGGCTCTTGTACTAACTAAAGTGGCGACATTAATTATGCAATAAATCGTATTAACTTTATAAGGAACTATCATGAAATCAATTATCGCATTAGTAATGTTGGCATTTGCAACTGTTTCTTTCGCAGCTGAACCAGCAAAGAAAGAAGAAGCAAAGAAAGAAGAAGCCAATTGTGTCACCAAGGACAAGAATGGTAAATGTCCTCCTGCTCCAAAGTCTGAAAAACCTACTCCTAAGAAAGTAGAACCAAAGAAAGACGAAAAGAAGGCTGACACTCAAAAGAAAGCTGACGCACCAAAAGCTGCAGCATCTGCTCCAGCGCCAGCAGCAAAGGCATCTGAGCCAGCAAAGAAGTAATTCCTAAATAATTACACAGTGGGTTGAAGGATCCCAATAAAACCTTCATTACACACAACTCATAACACACAAGGAGTAAAACATGAGTAATATGACCCCGTTCGAGATTCGCCTTGAACTACTAAAAATGGCGAAAGACATGCTGTCCGATGAATACTACGGTAAGCGTGAACAAATTAGCAACGACTGGACAACTAAAGTCGATTCTGCTAAAATCAATGGTGGCACGATTCCTGATCATCCAGGATTTCCTGCTTATCCATCAGAAGCCGAAATCATTGCAAAAGCGCAAGTGCTGAATGGTTTTGTTTCAAACATCCCCTTAGATACTACAAAGACTAATAGCAAAAAGTCAACCTGATATGGGATCGGAAAGGCATGCTCACGCATGTCTTTCTTTAACTAATTAAGGAGATTGTATGCGAATACGATTATACATTTTATTAACAATATGTTTACTATCACTACTGTTTGTAGTGGCACCAAATCTTATCAAACATGAAGATAAGATTTTAAAGATAGAATATAAACAGCTAACAAAAGAAGCCAGAAAACAAATTGACTGTTTGGCTGAAAACATTTACTATGAAGCAGGATGGGAGCCAACAGATGGTCGTGTCGCTGTTGCATTAGTGACTCTTAATAGGGTGCAAGACCCAAGATATCCAAAAGATATTTGCTCTGTAGTGAAACAAAAGATAAACTCTACATGTCAGTTCTCTTGGTTCTGTGAAGGAAAGAAACACATAACCAGTAGTAGATTATACGAAGAAGCGCAAAACATTGCTCTCTATGTATATGCTAATTATGAAAATCTAACAGACATTACACATGGAGCATTGTTTTATCATGCTGATTATGTAAACCCTCGTTGGAAACTTGACAAGACTACCGTAATTGGTAGACATATTTTTTATAAAGAAAGTGATCGATAATAATGATGCAAAAACTAAACCTACAACTGAAAGAAGAAACTTCTCAACACTCTTTCTTTTTATTAATGGAAGAAGTTACATTGGCTAGTGCCAAGCAAGCAGTTGAATGGGTTTTTGAAGCGAACTTCGCTGAAGAGCGACCAGATTTAATGAATTTGATTATCACATCTCCAGGTGGTGATTTGAATGCAGCATTTGCACTGATTGATGCTATGCGTGGTTCAGCTATACCGATTCGTACTATTGGATTAGGACAAATCGCTTCAGCTGGGCTAATGATTTTCATTGCTGGAGAAAAAGGAAAGCGTATTCTTACACCAAACACTTCTATTCTGAGTCATCAGTATTCATGGGGTGCTTTTGGTAAAGAACACGAATTGTTTGCAACAGTCAAAGAGTTTGATTTAACCACTAAGAAGATGATTAGTCATTACAAAAAATGTACTGGATTGTCTGAAGCAAAGATTCGAGAGATTCTATTGCCACCACAAGACATTTGGTTAAGTCCACTTGAGGCTAAAAAATTAGGACTATGCGATGAAGTTAAAGACCTTTCTTAACTATATTAAATATTCTGGATTGTGGATGGGTGTTGCCATCAATCCTTATCATTGGGAATTTAGATTCGTGACTGAAGGACATACAGATCTAGATCCAAAACAACACTTGGTGTTTATTGCTCTTGGTCCATTTTGGATTCGAGGAGTCATAGATGATGGTACTTGGTAAACTAAAAGGAATAATTATGAATGATCATGTTTTTACGATTTGTGTGACACTAGCTGTTTGTTCTTTAATCGGCTCTACTACATTTTACAAATACTCAGAATTAAAGTCTGTTGAACGAAATGTTGAATCTGCCATTGTTAAGGGAATTGATCCAGTTGCAGTTCGCTGTGCATATGCAAACGAACGAGATACAGTATGTGTGGCTTATGGAGCATCACATACAAGTAGTGGAGTCTCTACACCAAAGAAATAACCCTCATCTTTTGAAGGTTATTAGACCCCTGTAAGTTGTTGAATTTACAGGGGTTTTTTCCATCCAGAAAGGTGTTGTCTTTAATTGCATATTCATGTATAATAACTGTATGATAAATGAAAAAGCAATTAAAAAGTTAGGTTCCCTGAGTGGTTGGGTTGGAATGGTACTGATTCATGGTGCGACTCTCCCGACAACTTTAGGGGTGATTCTTGGTTACTCCAACAATGTTCCACCTATCAGTATGGTGATTCTAGTTTGGACTGGTTTGATGTTGTTTCTGTTTAGAGCAATAGTGCAGAAAGATACGCTGTATATCGTATCGAATGCATTAGGATTTTTCTTTAACAGCATCTTGTTGGCTCTGATTGTTTTCAAGTAAGGATATATTATGACTCTATTGACTGTTGGCAATCCAAAGTTGCTTAAAGGTGAGAAGAAAGGTTATCTGTCTTCTGTACTTCACCTAGCACCTGCCACACTTTCTGGTAAAGAAGTTTGTCCTAAACGAACAGCTGGTTGTACAGCTGCATGCTTGAACACTGCTGGTCGTGGTGGCATCTTCAAGAAAGGTGAAACCACTAATGTGATTCAGCAAGCACGAATTCGTAAGACCAAAGCATTCTTCGAAAATCGCCCAGCATTTCTTCTTGAGTTGCTTGTTGAAATTCGTAAGACGATTAAGAAAGCAGAAAAACAAGGACTAATTCCTGTCTTCCGTCTTAATGGCACTTCAGATCTCTCGTGGGAGAAGTACGAAGTGCAAGATGGCAAAAACATCTTTCAGATGTTTCCTGATGTGCAGTTCTATGACTACACTAAGGTAAATAATCGTAAAGTTAAACACATTCCCAACTACCACCTGACTTTCTCTAAAGCAGATGGCAACGATATGGATGTTCGTATTGCAATGTCAAATGGCATGAATGTTGCAGCTGTATTTCACAAAGTGCCAGAGACATATCTCGGTCGTCCAGTTATTAATGGCGATGAAACTGATCTGCGTTTCTTGGATCCTAAAGGTGTTATCGTTGGTCTCAAAGCCAAAGGTAAAGCCAAGAAGGATGTCTCAGGATTCGTAGTTACTGCTTGACATGCAACATTTATTAGGGTATAATAACACTATGTTCATCTATGTAAAATCATCTTCTGCAAAAAAGAAGAAGAAACCGAATGCCAAGCAGCGAGAGTTGCAAGCATCATGGGAAACCATGCTAAAGAAGTATGCCACAAAGACTGTTGCTCAACCCAAAGCGCAACAACTCCGTGATGTGTACTCACTTGGGAAACCTGCTTGTCGAGAGACACCTAAGATTCCAAGTCTTCCATTTACTGGTGGTGCTTGTACTAAGCCAGTCCAGAAAGTATATACTGGAAATAAAATTATTGGAATTGGTACCATGCATAAGTCTAACGCAGTGCCAATTTTTAGTGATGAAGAAGCAAAAGATATCGCAACTATGAGGAGATGATATGGAACCGAAAAAAGACTATAGTAACATTACCTATACATATACAGTTAACCCGAATATGGAAGGTGCATCATTTGTATATTTGAATCCAATTTCTCTCGCTGGCATGTATACGACTGCTGGTGAAGAATCGAAGACTCATCTTTGGGCTGAAGATCTTATTGAGAAGTATCTGGATAAGGGCGACTTCACTGAGGCTAATGAGGTGCTCAAAAAGTTTGTCTTACAAAAATAAAGAGAGTATAATAATGAATGATTTACTGAACAAAAAGCAAGAACTACTTTTGCAAAAAATGAAATTAGATAAATTCTTTTCTAAGTACTTGGAAAAGTTTGACCGAAAGATGGATCCAGAAAAGACAGACACACCTATCTGGAAACTATATCGATCTAAGTTTGACGAATATTCCAAGATCAATCAAGAATTACGAAATTTAGAGTACTACATTAAACGAGAACAATATGTTTAAGACAGCCAATGAATTTTCTTTGCATATTGAGCAGATGGTTCGTGAGACTAAACTAAGTTACATGGACGCTGTGTTGGAATACTGCAAAGAAAATTATCTTGAACCCGATGATGTTGCCAAACTAATCAGCAAGTCATTGAAAGATAAAATTGAGATGAACTTTCGTGAGTTGAACTACCTTCCCAAACAAGCACAGTTAGATGTTTAAATATATTTGGTTGGTTATACCAGCATTAGTGTATGTTGGTATAATGGGATCTCTCTTTTATGTTATTTCACAACAAGAAAATAGAACTGTTAGAATCGACTGTACTTGGGTAGAAATATCACCAGATATACCACCCAAAGCAAAAGAAGAATGCAGGAAGAAACGAAGTGGACGGATTTAAAGCATATCGTTATTACCTAGCGATTAAACTTCATTTCACAACTGATAAATTCAATGTTTTTGAAAACAGGGGAAATGTTAAGGGAACTCGTGAAGCATTTAATGCTAGGAATGACAGATATATATTTGAGAAGTTAGCAAGAAAACATGATAATGATAAAGACATCATCCAGTTCTTTGTTGCTAACTTTGCATATGGAAATGATACTGCCATTTATGCTGGCGCTGAAGCAGATGAAGTTTATACTGAATGGTTGCGAAGAAAGCAAAGCATAACCAAGATTTTTGTAGACGATTTAGCAACTTTATTAACTCATATTGAGATAAATAAACTAACACATACATCATTGTTTAATTTTACAGATAGCGAATACCCTGTTGCATTAAAACTGTTCGTTGGTGGTAAAATTAAAATTGAAACTCTTAGAATTATTGACGATCTCTATCCAATTATTGAAAAATGGAAACTAAATACTTCGGTGAGGTATATATGGGATGATGATTTAAGAAGAATTACAAAGTTGACTGGGTTCGTTAAATACGATATAATTAAGATTAAGAAGATCTTTGATCATTTCTTGGAAGAAGTTGCATAGTAATCATGGGCAAGACATATTATAAATCATCAAGAGATTTTGATGATGAGGGTTCTGGTAAGCGTACAGGTAAAACTGCCAGACATGCCAACAATAAAAAAACTGGTGGTATGAGAACGCTAAATAGTTGGGTTGAAGAAGATTATGATTTAAACAATGAAGACTTTGATGACGACATTGAACTAAATGATGAGATTTCTATACAACACAATACTAATACAAAGTAATACATTTTTATACAAAGGAAAATACGATGGATATTCAAGCACTCCGCAAAATGCGTTCAACTGACTTCTCTAAAATCTCTGGAGAATTCGACAAGATCGCCAATCCCCAAACCGAAAAGAAGTCTTACAACGATGATCGCTTCTGGCGTCTCGAAGGTGACAAGGCTGGTAATGGTACAGCTACACTCCGATTCCTACCTCGTGTAGAAGGTGATGAACTTCCTTGGGTTCGTATCTTTAGCCATGGCTTCCAAGGTCCAACTGGCAAGTGGTACATTGAAAATTCTCTAACCACTCTTGGTGAGAATGACCCTGTTGGTGAGTTGAACACCCAACTCTGGAACTCTGGTTCTGAAGCCAACAAAGAAATCGCTCGTAAGCAAAAGCGTAAACTCTCTTTCATTGCCAATGTTTTGATTGTATCAGATCCTAAGCATCCTGAGAATGAAGGTAAAGTATTCTTGTGGAAATTTGGTAAGAAGATTTTTGACAAGATTATGGATAAGGCTCGTCCTACTTTTGAAGACGAGAAACCTGTCAATGTCTTTGATCTTTGGGAAGGTGCTAACTTCAAACTGCGTATGCGTAAAAAAGATGGTTACGCAAACTATGATGAGTCTAGTTTCAGTGACCCTATTGCTGTTTCTGACAACGAAGAAACCTTGCTGAAGATTGTTAATTCTCAGTATAAGTTGGCTGAGTTTATTGATCGCAAGAACTTTAAGTCTTATGATGAGTTGAAGAAAAAACTGAATGATGTTTTGTCAGGAGACACTTTTGCCAGCAAGTCTGCTGCAGAGATCGCTGAAGAAGATCGACCAGTTGCTCAAGCACCTAAGATTGCTTCTAAGCCAGCACCTACTCCGAAGGGAATGGAAGATGAAGATGATGATGTGATGAGTTACTTCCAGAAGATTGCTAAAGAAGATTAATCTTCCTTGCTAAATTAAAAAGGGATCTTTATGATCCCTTTTTTTATGCGTATCTGTTTTCTAGATACCTTGTTTGAGTTGACTCTCTATTTCTAATAGGTGCTTTGATAACATTATTGCTAGTGTTATTTGTATTAGTAACAGGAGCATTAACAACACTAGTAGATTGTGCTGGTGGTGGAGCCATCTTAGCAGCAGAATTATCAGCAGATTGCTGTGACACTCTCTGAGCAGTAGGTGTTTCTGCTGGAGAAGAAGCAGCCAGAAGATCACTGGCTTTAGCATAACCAACATCAACTTTTCGTTTGTCCCAGAAACTTAATTTTTGATATGCATCATCTTCTTT